TCCCGTTGAAGAATTACTCGACGGCGTCGCAGTCGCTTTCGACGTCGGATGTCTACATCACCGGGTCGAACGTTACGTTCCCGTCGAACCTTCCTGTCGCCGGGACGACGTACAGGTGTGTGATCGATATGGCGAAGACGGCCGGGACAGGGTCGCCGGTGGTGACCGTCAGGTTCGGCACTGCTGGGTCGACGGCGGATACGTCGAGGTGTGCGGCCACGTTCGGTGTCGGCACGTCCGTCGCTGACACGGCCACATTCACGATCACCTGCTTGTTCCGCACGGTCGGCACGAGCACGTCAGCGGTCATTCAGGGGAACTTCTCGATGATTTGTAACCTACCCTTGACGGGGTTCGGTGGCACGACGTCGATCAAGGACGTGCAGAACACCGGTGGCGGGTTCGACTCGACGGTGGCGAACTCGATCATCGGGGTGAGTTTCAACGGGTCGACGGCGTTCGCGGGAACCGCCCAGCTGGTTAGGGCCGAACTGATCGCATAGATGCCGCTCGGCCAGTACGACCCGGAGCTCGGGAACCTCTCCTGGTTCGACCCGCTCGAGGACTCGAACTGGTTCGACTGGGGCCCGTTCGAGGACGACTTCACCCCGAGCGCGGCCGGGCCGACTATCTATCAGAAGACGGGCGCCGCTACCGGGAGGATGTACGGGGCAGGCGCTGACGCAACGCTGTTCAACCGTACGGGCGCTAGTACCGCCAGGCTCTACGGGGCGGGCAGGGACGTCTCTCTGTTCAACCGCACCGGCGCGGGAGTGGCGCGACTCTACGCAACCGGCGCCAAACTCAACGTTCGGGCACGGACAGGTGCGGCGGTCGCCAGGCTGTACGCGACTGGGGCGGACGCTTATCTCCTGAACCGCACGGGTGCCGGTGTCGCCAGACTATTCGCGTCCGGTGCCAAACTCAACGTTCGCGCCCGGACGGGTGCCGCGGCTGCGAAACTCTACGCCACCGGCACGGACGCATCGCTGTTCAACCGGACGGGCGCAGGTGTCGCCCGGCTGTTCGGAACGGGCGCAGACGCGTCGCTGCTCAACCGGCTCGGCGCCGGGGTCGCGAAACTCTACGCGGCCGGCAACAAGGCGGTCACCTACGTAGAGACCGGCGCGGGTCTCTACAAGACAGGCCCATCCACCTACGTCAAGGCGGGCGCCGGAGCGGCGCAGCTTTACGGCACGGGCGCCAAGCAATACGTCCCCGGTGCCGGCACCGTCTACCAGAAGGCCGGAGCTGGAGTCTCGAAACTCTACGCGACTGGTGCCGATGCAGTACTCGTTAACAAGACCGGGGCAGGCGTCGCGAAGCTCTACGCGGCAGGCGGCAAGGTCGTCGCCTACGTTGAGCGTGGCGCCGGTGTAGCCAAGCTCTACGGGACAGGCGCCGACGAGCTCCACCTGAACAAGACGGGCGCCGGGGTCGCGAAGCTCTACGGGACAGGCGCGAAGCAATACATCCCGTCGGGCGGCCAGGTCTACATCAAGACAGGCGCCGCGGTCGCCAAGCTCTACTCGACTGGCGCCGACGCCTCCCTGTTCAACCGCAAGGCGCCGGCCGTCGCCCAACTGTACGGCACCGGCGCGAAACTCAACGTCCGGGCACGCACCGGGGCAGGCGTCAACAAGTTGTACGCCTCGGGGGCGAAACTCAACACCCGGGCCAGGACAGGCACCGCTGCCGGTAGGCTGTACGCCACCGGCAGCAAGGCAGCCACGTTTACCGAGACAGGTGCGGCGCTCGCCCGCCTGTACGCATACGGGCCCGACGCCAGCCTGTACGTCGAGCGTGGCGCGGGCGTCGCGCGGCTGTACGGATCCGGTGAGAGCCTGCACCTACAGTCCGGGGCCGGCGTGCCCGTCTACGGACGCACCAGAGTCAGCACCGGCTCGGGCATCGACGAGCTCGTGCTGAACGACAGCATCACGGAAACCTCGAGCGACGACGGCACCAGCAACGGGGCGGCATCGACGAGCCGCACCCGCGTGCTCGTTGGTAGCGGGCGGACGGAGGCGGGTTGAGATGACAACGAACTTCGGCTGGCCGCAGCCCGCGAACCTCTCGACCGGCTGGGGCTCGGCGATGGACACGATGATCGCCGCTCAGGATGGACTACCGCACTACATCGCGAACCATCTCGTCCGCTACGTCGATTACGCCAACGGCAACGACGGCGCTGCCGCCACTCGCGGGCTCGGACCAGGCTACGCATATAAGACGATCCAGGCCGCCTACACCGAACTTCGGACGACGGCGATGGCGAACTATTCCCCCGACGTTAACGGGCTCACCGCCGTCGGCCGGATCGAGGTGCTGCCCGGAGACCACGACGTCGGCGCCGGGATACTGATCCGACCGCTCGAGCCCGTTCACATTCGGGGTACCCGCGGCGGACTCGGAGGCCACTACGGCAGCGAGTCAGTATCCCGCCTCGTGTCAAGCAGCTCGGCGGGCACAGAGTTCATCAAGGTGCAGAACTCGACCACCACGCTCGTCGGGTACGGCTGCGTCTTCGAGGAGCTCGTATTCAGTGTCCTGCACGGGACGAACACGGCGCTGACCAGCATCATCCAGTTCTATAACACCGACTTCCCTCTCGTTCGTCGCTGCGCGTTTTTCAGCGATACGGGCGCATCGTTGACGTGCCCGGCGGTGTACGTGCAGTCCGCCGGCGGTAACGCCGATAGTGCGTGGGGCAGGATCATCGACTGCAACTCGGTGCGGATGCCGCTCGCGCTGTTCGGCACCGGCGTGAACTACAACAGCTGGGTTGTCCGGGACAACGTCGGGTTCTACAGCGGGTCGGCGCCGTGGGTGCAGCTTCAAGGCGACTTCTTCCACTCCACGTGCCAGGACAACTACATGGAAGGCACATCGATCGCGTTCCAGCTCGACAGCGACACGACCGACCACAGTACGTTCCTCAACAACAGCGGTGAGAGCGCCGACAGTACGAACCCGTACTACAAGGTGACCGGGTCGGTTCAGAACTGCCAGTTCATCGGCGGGATCACGACCGTGGGCGACAACTCGATCGGCACATATCTGACGAACACGAACGTCAACGCGAGCGGCAACATCATCCTCGCCCCGGTTACGACGACGGGAACTGCCGGGAAGAAGAACAAGTTCGCGGACTCCGGCCCGTCGACGTTTGGGTACACGATCTGGCATCCCGGGGCAGGGATCCCGGTGAAGTACAAGAGCGGCAGCGGTACGCTGACGATTGCCGACGCAGATTTCTCGACAGGTGCTCTAACCCCTCTCGGGACGCTAGGTGCCACCTTTAGCAGCACCGGCCCGACGTACAAGATATGGATAAAGGTTGCTACCTCTGACGTATGGAAATCGGTGGCGGTGACATAGATGGCTGTCGCGTTTCGGTCCGCCACGAACAAGACGCTGGTCGGTGGCGGCACGCTCACGATCAACGTCCCGGCCGGGGTGGCGAACGACGACATCCTCATTTTGATCGTGGTGGTGGCGGGCTCCGGCAGGTTGCCGTCGACCCCGTCCGGGTGGACGTCCATTCAGGCTGTTTCCGCGACCGGGCCGAGCTGCCAAACCTACTACCGGGTTGCTGCGAGCGAGCCGGCGTCGTACAACGTGACGATCACGACCGGCGACTCGGCGGCGGCAATGGCGGCGTATACGGGCGGGAACACGACGACGCCGATCGACACGTCGAGCGCGTTCAACCGGCTGACGTCGACGTCGTTTACGGCCACGACGATCTCGCCGAGCGTGGACGGCTGCATGCTGGTGTTCGCGTGCGGCAACTCTGTTTCCGGGGCCACTTATACTCCGCCCGGGTCGTACAACGACCGGCAGCACCCGGCCATCGTCAACGCGTCGGTGCTGCTCGCCGACCTACTGCAGGGATCGCACGCGGCGACAGGGTCGATCACGGCCACGGGGGCGTCGAGCAACAGCCAGTCCACCCTGATCGCGATCGCGCCTCCGTCGGCTGGTGGTACCACCTACACGAAGACCGGGTTCGCGTGGCTGACGTAGATGCCCAAGGGATACGGCACTAAGCAAGTCACCTACGGCGAGACAGGCGCGGGTGTCGCCCACTTCTCCGCGACTGGAAGCAGGACGGGCGGACCCCCCACGCTCGTTCTGAGCGAGGACTTCGAGACGGGGACGATTGCGTCGATCTTCCCCGCCGGGAATTCGAACGCCTCGCTTGATACCACCGTCTTCAAGACTGGGGCTCAGTCAGCGAAGATGAACGGCGACCCGTGCTACGGGCTTAAGTCCTTTACTGCCGGCGCGATTACGGTCGTACGCTGTTACATCCGTCTGACGGCTATTCCCAGTCAGGGGATCGAGCTGATGACGCTCAACGGCGGTCCTCGCTTCGGCTACGACCTGACCGCTAACAAGTTCGGCTGGATCAATGGCACGGCGCAGACGATGGATCATCTCTCAGCCATCACGCCGGTCGTCAACCAGTGGTATCTGCTCGATGTTCGTCTAAACCAGAGTGCAAATCCGTGGGTTGTCGACTACCAGCTCGATGGTGCCGCGCAGACGCAGATTACGTATGCGGTTGCCGCCTCCACGGTTAACGGTATTTACCTAGGACACACGACCGGGTTCTCGGTTTTCTGCACGATCAATTTCGACGCCCTGGCGGTGTCTCAGACTTCGAGCGACTACCCGCTCGGTGCCGGTAGCACCGTCTACCAAAAGACGGGGGTCGGGGCAGTCCGCCTGTACGGGGCAGGCAAGGACGCGAGCCTGCTCAACCGGCGCAACGCCGGGGTCGCTCGGCTCAGCGCAGCAGGAAGTAGAACTGGCGGCACCACCGGCAGGCGCGTATCGCCGCTTGTGCCGTTCCCGGAACAGGTGGCCGGTGGCATCGTCTACCAGAAGGCCGGAGCGGGAGCAACGAGGGCGTACGCGGCGGGCCGCAAGGCGTGCGTCTACGTCGAGACCGGCAGCAACCTTAAGACGGTCGGGTGGGGCGACGCCTGGAGCGCGACGCCGTGGGGCGGCGGCACAATCGTCCAGCGCATCTACGGTTCGGGCAGCAGAGTCGGCGGCCACGTCGGATATCAGAAGACAGGCGCCGGAGCTGCTCGCGCCTACGGGGGCGGCAGCAACGCGGTCACCTATGTTGAGCGCGGGGCGGGATTCGCGCGGCTCTATGCGACCGGAGCCAAGCAGTACATCCCCGCCAGCGGCAACACCTACCAGAAGACCGGCGCTGGACTCGCTCGGCTTTACGCGACAGGCAAGGACGAACTCCACCTCGGCAAGACCGGTGCGGGTCGCGCCAGGCTCTACGCGACAGGCGCGAGAGCCGGCGGCCACCCGGTGCTGGCGCCGCTCCGTGTCCTCACCGACGGCGGGCTGATCGTCAACGGCATCGACCTCTCCGACCATCTCGACGCGCTCGAGGTAGGCACTCACTCTGCCCCGATCGACGTCACAAGCTACGGCGACACCGCGACCCGTTGGACGCTCGGCATACGCACCGATGTCATCCAAGCCACCTTCCTCCAGGACTTCGGGGTCACGAAGGTCAACGCTGTTCTATCCGGCCTGCTGTCGAGCTCGGGGTTCACCGTGACGGCCAAGCCGCGGCAGAGCTTGGCGACCGGGCCGACGAACCCGACGTTCTCCGCCACCTGCATCATCACTAGCTACACGCCATTGAGCGGCAAGGTCGGCGACCGCGACGACGCTCCTGTCGTCTTCCAGGCCGTCACCGAGATCGTCGAGGCCACCTCATGAAAGGGCCGTGATGCCAGTAGCAGACTTCTTCCTCCGCGTAGGCGACACGACCAGCATCATCCACACGACGCTCGAGGACTCCACCGGCGCGGCCGTCAACATCCAGAACGCCACCGTCAAGTTCAGGGTCGCTCCGATCAACGGCAGCGGCACGCCCGTCATCAACGCGGCGGCGTCGAACGACCAGAACGGCACCGGCGTCGACGGCTCCAAGGGCAAGGTGTCTTACGCCTGGCTGGCCGGGAACACGAGCGTCTCCGGCCTCTACCTCGCCGACTGGCAGGTCACCTACCAGAGCGGCGGCATCCAGACGTTCCCCAACGACTCCTACATTCTCGTGCGCATCACCTCGGAGGGCGCGTGACCGTCTACCTCACCAACGAGCAACTCAAGGCCACACTCGAGCTCACGGGCACCACGTTCGCGGAGGACGACGTGACCGCCGCGATCGAGGCGGCATCGCGCGGCATCGAAGGCGCCTGCAACCGCCGGTTCTACCCGGACAGCGACGCCAACCAGGTGAGGCACTACACGCCGCAGACCGGCAGTACCTGCCTGATCGACGACTTGCTCACGCTCACCAGCTTGAAGGTCGACCGAAACGGCGACGGGATCTACGAGGAGGCGTGGACGCTGAACCAGTGGTTCGTGCTCGAGCCGAACAACGCCGATTCGGACGGTAGGCCGTGGACGCGCGCCACCGTCAACCTCGTGTGGGGGAGGGCTCTGCCGCCGTGGCCGCGCTCGGTCGAGGTGACCGGGAAGTTCGGGTGGGCGGCGGTGCCGGGCGCGATCGTCGAGGCCGTCACGATCCTCGCCACGCAGTTGCTCCGCCGCGCTCGGGAGGCGCCGTTCGGGGTTGTGGCGATCGGGATGGACGTCGGCGCCGTCACCCGTCTCGCCGTCACGGATCCGTCCGTCAGGTTCCTTGTCGCCGACTACCAGCGTGAGCGGCCGAGCGGGTGAGTTCGCTCGCCGCGATCCGCGCCGGCCTCGCCGCCAACCTCCAGAGCGTCGCCGGTGTCGAGCAGGTCTCTGCCTATGTGCTGAGCAACCCGACGCCGCCGACGATCTGGGTGCGGCCCTCCACCGATGTGGGTGTCGAGTACGGGCAGGCGATGGGTGGCGGCTCCGAGAACTGGTACATGGTCGTGTTCGCGTTCGTCGGCGCCGTCAGCGACATCGGGGCGCAGAAGCTGCTCGACGAGATGATCGGCACCGGCTCGGCATCGTCGGTGCAGGACGCGATCGAGACCGACAAGACTCTG